GCATCAGCTACAGTAAAAGACTTAAACGCTACAATATTTAACTCATCTGAAACAGTAGCACCTGTACTAAGAGTAACAGTATCACCACCTGAAACACTGTAATCTGTACCGCCACCTTCTAAGACAATACCGTTAAGAAATACTAATACGTTATCTTCAAAAAATGCTAGTTGGTTGCTATTATCATCATTACCTGTAAATGCTGTTTGACCAGATGTAGCAGTAAAGTAAAAATAATCAATAGAGCGATTACCTAAGTTTTCAATATCTGTAGCAGACGTAGTAATAAATACTTCTGATTCACCTACTAAATTAAGTAAAGACCCTGTAGAGCTTTCCTCATAGGATCTTGACATAGTGGTTCCGCTATGGGTGTAGACTCCTGTGCCTACTTCCCAGTTGTTACCATTAATAATTGTGTAGCGTACTGAGTTACCATTAAGGATACCACCTTGAGCAAAAGTTTGAAACCCACCTACTGCAGAACCAAGTGTTATAGTACCTGTTCCTGTAGTAGATGTATTTACTTTTACACGATTTGCAAACTTAATTGTCATGGATAGGTATCCTTAAAGTATCTTATGCAATACGGATTACTGCTGTAGCCGCTGCTGCTGCAGGAAACTCAATAGTCAAATCACCTGCTGTTGCGCTAACTGTACCGCCAAAGTCAATAACTGCTATTGCTTTGTTAGCCTGTGCAGTATTGTAAATAATACAACCATCTGTAGAGATAGTAACATTTTGGAATACTTCGTCAGTAAAGTCAACAATAGCTGTGCTACCATCTAAAGTAATAGAGGCACCGTCTAGTACCTGACCACCTGCAGTGTAGTTTGTTCCTGATGCTTCATCTGAGTTACCAGTAACATCTGAATAGTTAGTAGTAGCTGCACCATACGTACCTGATGGTGAAGCTTTAATTAGAGCTAATTTTAATGAGTCTGTATCAAGATCGTGAACACCGCCAAGTAGCTCTTGCTTAAACGTGTTGCACATTGCTGTAGTAATAGCCATTGAGGGTATCCCTTATAATAAGCACAAAGGGGCCAGCACATAGACCAGCCCCTAAGTATAACATCAATTAAGCAGCGTTGTATGCTGCAGTGACCAACGCTTGTGGGCGAAGAATTTTGCGACCGTAAAGGTGCATACCGCGCACGATGTCAGCGAATGAATCGGGATCACGATAGTTTTCAACATTGTTGATCTGCTCAGCAGAAGCAACAGCATCGTCCTGACCACCCAAGATAACACCAAAGTTGGCGTCTTGAGCCAAAGCACCAGAAGTGCCAGCGCCAGTACCCTTAGCAGGTAGCGAGTTTGAAGTATATACACGGAAGCCGTGCAAGTTATTCAAAACAAGACCATTTTGTAGTCCAGCACCGCCGAAGTCTGCATTCAACATGCGACTGTCTTCGTCTTTGAGCATCTCTACGAACACTGGGTCAACAACTAGCCATCTACCACGTGCGTCAACGTTAGCTGTGTCCATCTGGCGAGCCATACGTGCAACAACAGTCAAAGGAGACACAGTTGCAGATGACAGGGCAGTTGCACCAGGCAAACGTGGAGCCAATGGAATTGAGTCACCAGTTGCGTAGGCTGTTGAAGCTGAGTCAGCAGAACCCAACTGACCAAAATCAGTAGCGTCCAAGTGATTCACTTTCAAAAATTCACCATCAAGCTCACCAGCAGTTGGGTGCTGTGCATCACCAGAGGTAGATGTAATCAGCGCACCTGCAGAGGTGAAACCAGACATGTATGACAGCACTTCTGCATCCATTGTGTCAGCCATTTTAAATGCTGCACGATCAGATGCCAAACGAACAAAGTCTACATTGGCGAATTGCTCTTCAATGTCATCCATCTTGAAGGCAAAGTAGTTTGCTTTGTCGATGGTCAATGAAAAGTCAGAGTCATCAAGCTTCTCAACAGAGATGTTTGTATGACGCTGTAGAGCATTAACAGTTACGTCTGGCTCTTTTTGGATGCGAACAGTGTCGCCTTGGTTTGCAATCTCACCAAAATATGAGTTGTTGGTAATTGCGTTAGTGACAGCAGAGCGCCGTAGAGCAATCTGTGCCTGTTTGGAGTAGATAATCGGAGAGAAGTTTCCGTTAAATCCACCCGATGCGGATGTAATAGCCATAATGGTTTCCTTTCAATGATATGGCGTTGATAGTAACACTATACCCACTTGAAAGAGGCCTTCTGTGCTAGGGTAGTCAGCTTTGCTTTAGAGATGCCTCTCTGTAAGCGCTGGGCCTATACGTCAGGGTGAGTCTTATATTTGTGGCGATTGTGCTTTTCATAAAGCATACACACACTTTAATATATGTGTATATGCTATAGTTTTATCTATGATAATGCTAATGTCAACTACTTCTTTGACATATCATAAATAAATTTACCAGAGCGCTGGGCGTCTAATATCTCATCCATACGCTTCTCGTATTCTTTAATAGACATTTTAGCTACCATAGACTCACTAATGTAGTTAGATGAATCGTCTGGGTTAGGTGTAGATACCTTTTTAGCTTTTACAGAAGAAGCAGCATTTTTATCACTGCTAGACTGCTTCATTGTCTTGATGCCTTTATCTATTTTGTATAAGTCTAATACACGAGCTACTGATTTAGCATCGTCTGTATTCTCATATAAAGCATCTTGTACCCACTTAGGTTGTTCTTCTGCCCAACTATGGAATGCATCATCTTCGCGGATCTTTGCGAAGTCAGGGTGCATATTAAGTAGCTCCACTTCTGCCTTTTCTTTCTTGGCTTGTGTACGCATACCTTCTATTTCTTGTAGTCGCGTATCTAGGTCAGAGGCTCGTTCATTAGCTTTCTTATCTGCAATAGCTTCAATGATGCCAGCTACGTCAGGGTATTTCTTAGTCCAAGCATCAATCTCTTCTTCTGACTTAGGTAGTACAAGCTCATTCTTAGCAGCTAAGTCTAGTTGACCTTTTAGTTTCTCTAACTCCGCTTTATACTCTGCGTCTTTCTCTTGCATGTACTTACGAATATCAGAGTACCGCTTCTTAAAGCTTTTCTCTTCTGCGCTTAGATCAGCATCATCCTTTGTGGGTGCTTCTGCTTTCTCTGGGGCTTCTTCTTGTTTGGTATCACTTGTTGGTGATACTGTGGATTCGACAGGCTTTGGGCTACTGGATTCCTCTTGAGTAGCTTCTTCTGTTGAGGCTTCTTGCTCTTCATCGTCCTGTTTTATGCCAGCCTCTTTTAAAAGCTGAGCTAACTCCTGTTCATCCTTTTGTACGCGAGACATATTACGCATATGTGATGCAGATTCAACTGCAATAGTTTGGGCTTCCGACATTTCTTACTCCTTTATGTTGGGGCCAGCCTAAGCTGGGTAGCCTTATAGTTATTTATTGTCGTTTATTTATTACTTCTTTTTCTTATTCATTAAGCCGCCTTTGGCTCTTTTGTTAGGATTATTGTCTTGTGCAGTGCCGCCTGATGGACGCCTAGAAGGCCTAATAGACGTTTTAGGTGCAGCACTACCTTTTCTAGTTGCTTTACCCTCTTTAGCAAGCCTTTCTGCAAAAGAAGATCTATCATCTTGTTTGCTACCACTTGCAGTCGTTGCTTTAGCAGGTTTATGATCAGCTAAACTCTTCTTTGCCTTCGTTCCTGTGCCACCTGTACGTCTTGCACCGTGAAAGCTATCACTTAATGATGGCCCTTCATAGCTATCGTCAATCTGATCTCCTGCCCATGTATCTAAGAAATTAACTACCCCATCATTATTCATATCATTAAGAATACCGCCACCGCCTAATACACCGCCGCCGCCAAGAATACCCTGACCCTCATCTTTTCCGCGTCTAGTCACACCATCAAATAGCTTTTGTATCTTGGCTTTTTGTGCATCATCATCTGTTGCTCTGTAGCGTTTTTCTAACTCTCTAGCTACAGCAAAACCTGTGGCGCGTTTACCTATTTGTGCTATAAGTCCTACAGGCCCAGCAAAAGTACTAAGACCAGCAAAAGCTTTATTTATCTTTGGATTACCTAAATTAGTAGCTAACTCAAAAAGCTCTTTATCTCCATAGTCTTCAAACTGTTTTGCTGCTTTATTAACGTTCTCTAATTCTCTATTAGCTTTATTCTGCTCTTCATTTGGCCTAATATTAGTGGACTCACCTGTTGCAGGGTTTTCTACAGTTATCTCTGGAGATTTATAATTCTCAGATACAACATAACCTGCGTCAATCATAGCTTGGGCTGCTGCATCTGGTTTACCATCAACAAAGCGTAACGAAAATGCCGCCCCTGTTTTTGGGTCACGATATTCTCTATACTCGATATTATCAGCCATAAAGTTTGTTTCAAATATAGAAGAAACGTCAGGTATAACAGGTGTAGTTACGTCTCCACCCTCATTGTAACCTTTTAAGTACCCACCGTCCTTCATATTGACCATAGGCTGATCTTCTGCGACTGTCTGTAGCTCAGAGATGTCAAACGGGAAGTCTTCATCCTCTGGCTCAAACATCTCCATACCCTCTGGTGGTAATGGCTCTCCACCTATACGACCATTGGCTTCCATCTCAGCAAAGCCTTCTTTGGCTTGTGTACGGAGATCCTCAAAGAATTTAACACCATAGAAGCGTACAACATCAGCAGGTACAACATACTCGCCTTCACTTAGTTGTGCAGGGATATCATCACGTACCTCTTCTGGTAGTGAGCCTGTAGGTACTTCATTACCTGATACAGGATCTACATCTTCTACTGAGCCGCCCAGCGCAAAGGCCATTTGAGTTTGTTCATCCATAGCCATTCCACCTTCGTTAAAATTTGCTTTAACGCCTGTGACTTTATTCTCAAACTGAAATTGAGGATCGTCAGGAGTTGTCTTTTTTGCTTTTTTAGCAAATACTAATGGGCCTACTTGCATTACCTGCTCAGCAGAAACAACAGGCATACCATCAGCTTTATCATAGAAGTAAGAAGCTCTATAAGGATTCATACCTACCTGTACCCACTCAGGATCATCAAATAGATTCTCTACTGTCTTATAAACATCTTCTGGGTCCATATTCTGCCACTCACCTTGCATTCTAGCAATAGTAGTTTTTGCTGAACCTGTGGCAATCTTTGAAGCTGCTAATGGATTAGTGGTGAAATTTACATTGTTAAGAACGGCAGACTGACCATAACCTACCGTTTTACCGTCTTTTACTGAACCATCGTGTAGTGATACAACCCAAGTATCTGAATTATTATAAGCAGGTATATCTAGTCTAGAAGAAATAAGTGTACCATCTTCAATAGATTTATTTACACCTAAAACACCCTTCTTTGTTTTCCTTGGGTCTGTAGCGTGTAAAGCCTTTACAACCTCTTCTTTTGTTGGAAACTTTGGCATCTCCGTAATAGGCTTGATAGGTTGTCTCTCATCTGAGAGCTTTCTAAACTCTTCTGATGTTATTTTACCCTCACGAAGATTGGTAGCTGCAGCAGCCATTTCATCGTCTGGTGGTATTCTAAACTTATCTTTTGCGTAGTTTTCTGCCTTCCAATCAGCTAGGTCTTTTTCGGAAAAACCTAAATCATCTACAGCGTCAGAAGTAGCATCCAAAGTAAGAGGTCTGGGTTTTGAGGGTACTACTGTAAAATCGTCGCTATTTACTCTGTCTTTTAATTCAGTATAAACTTGCATTGGGGAAAAAGTTTTATCTCCTGCAGCAATACTGTTCTCAGCAGCAACTTGCTGTAGCTTTTCAGCAAAACCTTCTCCAAAAGCAGGTTCGTTCATAAGATCAACAGCAGACTGTGTTACTGTTTTATTATTTATTCCTGCAGGAGTATCTGCAATCATGTCTACTTTTGGTAGACCTGTTCCAACTTCACCCTTTAACCTAATATTGCCACCCATACTACCTAACGCATTGGGATCAACCTCAATACGCTTTGCAGTCTCTGCAGCCTTTTTAGCACCAGCCCTTATCGCATTAGCTGCAGCATCACCCAATCCCGGAACAAGCCCTACAAGAGCAGCCCCGCCTAGTGCACCCGCGAGAAAGTAATTAGGAT